TTCTAAGTTCTTCATCCGTCATACCGGAAACTTTTCGTATCCAGCTATAAGGTTTCAAACTCTCCCCACAATTATGACAAAATATATTGTCATTTTCTGGTATGTAGAAACATCTTTTCTTTCTACCCCAACTTTTACCCTCCTTACATAAGGGACAACAGGAATTATAAGTGTTATTATATTTGTTATAACTTACCTTATATCCTAATTCGTAAAACTTCGCTATAACGTAATCTGTTGAAAGATCAAAGGATATCTTTGTTTTCTTTAAACTTGGCATCGACAACTTTGCGAACTTCTTTCGGAACTCTTTCGACATACTCTATAATACCATTATTAACCCCAAATTCAAATTTATCAATCGGAACCCATACATTTTCCATCGTCGGAGACGATAAAAATCCATACTGATGATTATTCTTATCAATGTAGATTAACATCTTACCAACATGAACTCCTGTTTGACACGCATAAGTGTCCCCAAGTCTAATTCTTTTCTTCCAAAACATAATTATACAATACGAGTATTCATAAATCTTCCAATTTCTTCCATGAAAGCATTATCTAAAGCGGACTTCTCCATTTTTTCTTTATATACCGTCATGTTAATTGGATTTCCATCTAAATCATAACCTATAAGTTTAAAACATGATAAGAATTCACCAATAGTTCCAATTAAAGCATTGTTAAGCTCATTTTTCTTCGGTAACTTACGTTTTTCCTTGATCTGTATGGTCAAAGCTTCCTTGAGAATGTTTTTTATTTCATCATCACTGAATTCTTTGAAGTCTGGTTGTTCTGGATTAGCATCCATACAACTATTTAATCTTCTTTATCGGAAATACTATCAGTTTTAATATAAACGTTCTCGTCTTGCTTTTGTGGAACTCCTTTTTCAATTAAAGTAGTAACAACTACTTCCATTGACTGTGTTCTTAGATTATAATTCTTGGTGAACTTATTTCCCCCATCATTAAATTCAAATTGAACATCCCCCGGTCCTTCCTTGTTAACATAACAAGTGATAATCAGAGAATGTCCACCGGGATCAACCATAATGGTCCACTTTCTGGGATCATGAATAGGATAATCCTTGAATAATCTTATTGCTATGAACCCGCTATCTCTTAGTCTATTTAGGAAATATCCACCTGTTGTTACGTTGTTTTTACTTTTCATGATTTGGAAACTCCTTCTAAAAAATTTGCAGCTAATCTTAGAGACATAGCCAATCCCGCCCTGTTGTAAAATTCTTCTAAGTTATTATCTAACTTAGATTTTATAGCTTCTGTGTCAAATTTACTAGCAGCATCATGTAATTCTATACTGATTTCTTCCTTTGTATATTTTTTATTCTCCACAACAGACAATTCTGATAAATTCGCAGTGAAACTATCAATCCAATCATGACAAGATTTATAAACTTGACATGCATCACTATCATGATAACTTCCATGCCAAGTTTTGATTGATTGTTTACATTTGGGACACTTATCCCATGTTTCATCATGTATGCTCATATTATTTGGTAAGTGAACTTAGAATATAATTTAACTCAGTGTTTCCATTTTTCAAGGTAATGTTTCCAATACCCATCTTATTAATCTTGAATGTGAACTCTTTAGAATCCCCAAATGATAATAATTGAATGTTATCCAGATTTAAAATGAATTCATCCATTTCAAAATCAACATCGTCCCCCTCAACAGTCAGAACATCAGTGTTCATCATGGTTTTGTCTCCAAGGGACCAATACAACTTATCATCTTCTGTAAAGATGTATAATTTATTAGTGTCTTTAAAAATTGAAGATTGTTTTAACAATGAAGTTAAAAACGCTTTGGATACTTCAAACTCATATTCATATTGAAGACTTTCAATCTTGGATAATGTTAGCTTCGGAGCTACCAAAATTCCATCACCATATAAGTGATACTTGAACTTGACTTTATTACCTTTATATTCCAAATTATTGGAATTAAGATCGAATTCAACTTCCTTATCGGAAACCAAATCCAATGCTTTGGATAATTTCTTAACGGATGGAAGATTCAAAGTCTGATCAATATCAGAACTCCATTTTAAGGTTGACCATAAAAACATACTGCGATCTTCGGATGAAGATATGGCATAGATTTTATCATCCTTTAAATTTAAAATCGCAGTATCGCTTACTTTTGATAATCCCTCAAGAAAATTCTTAAGATCCTCCTTATTAAATTTGATTTTTGACATGTTTCTGCTTTGGGACAGTATCCCCCTTTTCTAGTAATTCAATAACCTTTGTTATTTTTCTAGAAATTTCTTTTAATAAAGTGTTGGTTTCGTCCTGTTTGGATGCATTAAATGAAAACTCTAATTGGTCCCCCTCTATTGGAGTTGGAAACTGTGGCATATTTGGAGCGGGTCCATTAGGATAAGGTATAAATGAAGCGGTTCCCATTGTTAAGTCGGGTTGATCTAATGGAACTGCTGGTGGAACATACATAGGCTGAGGACGAACAACAGAGGCTTGAGCAAGTCGTTGTGCTTGCTCAAGCCCTTGTTTGATATTCATACTACCATACTCGGAATGTGCTCCCGGTATGGGGTTAGACGAGGTATACTTCTCAATCACTCTGGATTCTTGATATATCGGACCAGCGAATGCTGCCAAAGCAGCAAAATCATCTGGTGACATTGGTGGTATTTCGCCAGTATCGTGCATATTAATTAGTTATTTGGTTTAAATTGGTGAATCTTTTTAATTTAGCCTGTCTCATTTTTTCTTTTGATTCCTCGGATCTCTTCTTTCCTAAATTAGCTAGTCGTCGTTTTTCTATATGTTCTTTGGAATGTTTCCTGCCTAAATTTGATTGTCTTATTTTCTCCATATGTTCTTCTGATGGTGGATTGGCTAATCTAGCCCGTCTCATTTTTTCTTTTGATTCTTCAGAAAACTTCCGACCTATACTCGACAGTCTAATTTTTTCTTTAGTATCATCAGATCTAGGTTTTCCCAACCTAGAATGTAAAAGTCTTTCTTTGTGGTGGTTAGAAAGAACTTTACCCCTATTAGAATTTCCAATATTTCTTTTATGTTCATCTGTTAATGGAATTCCTGTTAAATCTGTCGAATATGCACATAAATTATAACCATGCTCGATATTATTAGAATTATTTAATTCTATATAATATGCTTCTCTATCTAAAAGATGTTTATTATTTTTCAATTTATCAAAATTTTCAAACACTTCTAATATTTCAACTTTAAACGAATTCCACCCATATTTTAAAATGGCATTCTTTAAAAGTTTACCGGCATTTTTACCACACCTTTTATGTTGAGCAAGTCTGGTTTTAATACAGACAGACTTACCCACATATATTTTTCCGTTATTTATACAAGTCAATTTATAAATTCCAGCATTTTTTGGATATTTAGATTCATCGTTCACTCATTTATTTAGTCAGTGAGAACAAATTTATTCAATATCTAGTTCAGCCAATAGATCGTCAACATCTGGATCAGACTTGTCGGTATCATGGAACATTGGAATGTCATCATTGGGATCTTCCTCGACAACCTTTTTCTTAGCTTCCTTTTTGGCGATTTCTTTTCCGTCTTAACAGAAACGTCATCACCTTCAGTATAGAAGTGTTCATCCAATAGATTTTGAAGTTCCTCAAATGTCTTAACTGGATATAATTGAGACAGATCTAATGGGTTATTATAAATTTCATCAATTTCATCATCATCCAAATTCAATTTGGTTTTGGATGTGAAGTATGATTTCTTATAAGTGGTATAGATACCTTGTTCATCTGCAACGATTTTAAAATCACACCCATCGTTGGATAGATCGAATATCGCAGCACCGAATTCATCAGCACGATTACCAGACATTGCATCATCTACAATTTCCTTAAGTTGTGGACCCATGTTCAAAATTTGAACCTGACCATTTAACTCCGAGTTAAATGGATTATCAATCCAATAGGCTTTAACAAGCCAACCCTCGCGTTCCTTGATAGGATTTTCGAACTTTTCGTCCTTAGCTGGGCCAGCATCTTTCCACTCCTTGTAGAGCTTCCATCTTGCTTCATTGATCGGATCACGCTCCCCGAATGACTTCAAGGATATTGCGGACACGAACGAACCATCTTTTTTAGAGGTCCAACTATTTACATAATGATGGAAGAATGTTTTATCATCCTCGTTTTCAATTCCTTCAACATCTGGAATCAACCTAATTGTGTAGGTATGTCCTGCTGGGAACTTCATTATGTTTGAGAAAGAACCACCTGATGTTCTTTCGGTTTTCTTTAACGCATCCTTGATTTTATCAAACATGCTTGCATTATATTTTTTAGCCATATTTTTAGTTTAGTTTAGTTTAGTTTAGTTTATTTTCCGAAAGTAGCTACAATACCCAGAGCAATAAGAGCAATAACCATGCCCACAAGTAATACAGCTAACCAAATAGCTAATGGAATCCAAAGTGGGCATAATACCCAAATCCAACTCCATGATGCCACGGCGGTTAATCCAAATAGTTTAAGAAGTATAAAAATTATAGTCAATAGACCACAAAATCCAATACCCCCCGATTGTGTTGCAATTACATTTTTACTCATATTAGTTTTTTTCAGTTAGTTTCGTTTCTAGTTTTCCTTTGCTTGTTTCGCAAACTCTTTCATTTTCTTCGAAGCGAAAAATTTATTCTTTGTTATTTGAAATGTCTGATAAAAATCAGGAAATACAAATTCCAATATTCTGGATTCTACCTTCGGTTTTTTGAATGTCAATGCATGAAGTGTGTAATAATTGATTTTATGTGTTTTCAAATGCTCCACAAAACATGGCATCGTTCCTTCTATATTTAACTCATAATCCGATAATTGCAAGTTGTTTTCTATACAATATCGGATCACAAATTTCAAACTATCAGCTAGTCTCCTAAGACTATCGGGAGAATCTGGATCTTGGATTTCCAGTTGTTTCACATAATCAGTATAGCACTTGATGGCTTTCTGTTTAGTGTAAAACTCCAATGAATAATATTCATAATCTGGATAAATTTTATGAGGGGCCATGAAGAAATCCTCTTGAATTAGATTGGGATAACTGTTGAATAGCTTTTCTAATTTCTCCAATGCCATCACTTTATCCCCCTCTAAATTGGTGAAGTCCTTTTTGATCTTGAAAGCTTCACCTTTCGCTTTTCTAGAGGAAACTAGATGGTTATTATAAATTTGTTTTTGAAATTCACTTATCATTAAAATCTTTCAAATTCTGTTTTCTATCAAAATATAGAACCATTTCTTCTAATTGTTTTCCAATATATTCAACAATAAAATCACCTTTCCCGAAATCGGAATTCCTATACTCTTTATCAAAGTTGATAAAATAATCAATACCTTCATCCGATATTGGAATGTCTTCTAATTTGGAATCATACGAAAATTTAATTTCATCTAAATAATTATCATATATGGTGTCTAATACCTTACATTTATGCTCTACTTCAGTTTTAAATTCTGGATATCTACTCAATAAAGCTATCTGTATATTTTTAGTAATCATTTTATTTATTTTTTAATACTTCTTGTCCAGCGTGTCACATACTTACTTTTTGCAATACTTGGATCAAATTCTAAAAACACTTTAACAAGCTCGAAGTCAGTGTCAAGATCCAGAATCTCCTTAAACACGGTTTTTAATTTTTCACTTTGAAGTGTTTGAATGAAAACATTTTGAATTGAAAGCTTTTTACCTTTCAGGTTCATTACAAATGTGCAGAAGCATAGAAACAAGTGATTTGATTCTTCTTCAATAAGGTTGTGGGAGGGATCTATCATATTTTATTATCGGTGAAATAACATTTGATGTTATTAAATTTAAAGTCACTATCTATATCAGATGTTCCCAACATAAATTTCCCATGGTTTATTCTAGAGTAATATTTGTTATACATTTCAGCGTAATCCCCACTGTTATCATATAACACAATATCAAAAAACCCATCGGTTTCTTTACCACCATGTTTATCCGCCCACCCAAAATATACCCCATTTGATATACCATTATTATTTTTCAAATAAATTTCTTGAAAGTAACCAGCTAATTTATAATTAGTTGAAACATGTAATACATTTGTATTTTTTGTTTTGTTTAAAAATGCGGCTAAAGTTATTAATAACGTCGATACTCCCATTTGTCTTCCAAGTGTAACTATACCATAATCCTTCGTATACCACGAATACATAAGTTTTTGATTTTCATTAATTGAAAATCCATTAAACTTCTCGAAGAACTCATAAAACTCTTCCTTCCCCGTCTTTGGTTTGATTATATTCATCGCCTCGGACTTTAGAGTTACCCCCAATAGTGCCGATGATGCTAATAATCCTGTTAAAAATGATCGTCTTTTCATAAGTTATATAGTTTTTTAATTGATTCTCCTAAATTTTTCCAATCTTCATCAAATGATGATTTAGTTTATCGACGGTTTTTTCAGGGGAAATGAAATTTAATATGAGAGTAAATTTTTTTCCAGACCTTAAAGTAATTTCATAAACATCTTCATTTCCCTCAAGAGTGGAAGAATTATCTTTAACTTTCTGAAAATCCTCCAGTAAGAAATCAGATTTAAATCCCATATAATCACTATAAAAAAATCTATCCCAATCAAAATCATCAATTTTTGATTCGTCTAATTCCTCAATAATTTTTTTATCAATCTGTTTCATCTCAATAAAACTGCGTCTTGTATAACTT